TAATAAAATATATATAATATATTTATTAGATGATTTAATATCATATAAAAACATATATACAAATAAACTATCTAATAGAAGACCAAATATAGAAAATAAAAATAAAATATACTCTATATCACTTTTATTTTCAATATTATAAAAATGTGCAACTAATAATCCAAAAAATGGAATAGCTAAAATATCACCATAATGACTTATATTATTTTTCATTATATATTATTAAATTATATAATAATCTAAAAAAATTGTGAAAATATATTATGCATGTTTGAATTATTTCCTTGTCTTTTATATTTATTTAAAACATCATTTAATGAAAAATTATTATTTAATTGACTATGTGAAGTATGCATTATATTTTCATTTAAAGTATGTTCATCTGATACTGGTAATATCTTTTTTATTATTTCTTTCTCACTTTCTGTTAATATTTTATTTGGATAATCAATTATATATACAATATATAAATCTCCAAAACTGTTATTTTCTTTATTTATTGGCATTCCTCTATTTTTAATAACAGTATACGAATTATTTTTAATCATATTCTTTTCTTTGTATAAAATTTTTTCTCCATTCAGATGTTCAAATAAAACATCAACTCCTATAATAGAATCTCCAAATGTAATATGATATTCATATATTAAATCATTTTCTATTCTTTGAAATAATGTATTATTATCTTCTTTTATGATAAAAAGAAGATCTCCTCTTTCTTCATTTGGTAATTGATCACCGGCCCCTTGAAAAACTAATTTTTCTTCTTTCTTTGTTCCTGGATTTATTGTTAATAAAAATTGTTTTTCGTTTAATTCAATGCATTTTCCATTACATAATGAACATTTTACATCTGATACTTTTTTATTTCCGTTGCAAACATCACATGTAGTTTGCATTCTTTGTACCATAGAAGGATTAAGCATTCTATCTATAATTTTAATTCCTTTCCCATTACATCCATTGCATATTTTCATATTTTCTCCTCCATTTCCTAAACATTTTTGACATATATTTTTTAATTTTATTGTAACTTTCTTTTTTGTTCCATGATATAAATCTTTTAATGATATGGGTATATTTACAATCTTAGGTTCTGTTTTTCGAACAGTTGATCTATTTATATTTTGAAAAAACGAATGGTCTGAAAATCCTTGTTGACCAAAAAACATTTTAAAAATATCATCAGGTGAATTAAAAAATTCGGAGCTTCCCATATTTCCTTCATTTTTTATTCCTTCTTCTCCAAATCTATCATATGTTTCCCGTTTTTGAGGATCTGATAATACTTGATATGCTTCTGATATTTCTTTGAATTTTGCTTCTGCTTCTTCTTTATTAGTTGGATTTTTATCAGGGTGCCATTTAATTGCTAATTTTTTATAAGCTTTTTTAATATCTGCTTCACTTGAATTATTTGGTATTTCAAGAACTTCATAATAATTTCTTGCCATCACTTAAAAAAATATATTAATAATTTTTTAAGTATTCTTTTTTAAGTATTGTATTTTATTTTTATTTTAATTCTTCCAAATTTCATCTACTAATCCATATTTTAAACATTTATCCGAATTTAACCATAAATCATGCTTCAAAATTTCATTTAGCTCTTTTCGGGGAATCTTTGTATGCTCAATATATATTTTTTTAATCTTATCCATTAATTCAGTAAGATTTTTAAATTCATCTTCAATTTCACTCATCTTTCCCCAGCATCCACTGCTTAGTTGATGAATTAACATATAAGAGCTAGGGCAAATATATCTTTTAACTCCAACAATACTAATAATAGTTCCAGCTGATGCAGATGAACCCTCAATAATTGTATGAATGGGAGACTTGCATGATTTAATAATATCAATTGCCGTAAATGCCGAAAAAACACATCCTCCAAATGAATTAATATGCAAATAAATGGGAATCTTCTCAATTTTCATTTTATGTTCAATAATAATATTTTCTTCCTCTGCTTCACGAATAAGAGAAATTAAGTCATAAATATTTGTTCGTGTTACTTCACTGTAAAAATAAATATGATTTCCATCTCTTTCAATTTTAGTTTCTTTATCAGCTTTTCCGCTAATTAGTTCAGATAAATCAAGATCGCTATCACCGCTATCACTGCTATCGCAATCTTTCTTTTGTTTCTTCTTATCAGGTTTTTTGTCCTTTTCTTTATCCTTTTTATTTTTTAGGTTGTAACTGTAGTCATAGCAAAATTTTCTTTTATTCATTTTATTATAAATATATTATTACTTTATTATCTTATATATATTATTTTTTATAAAAATATATATTTAGAGACTTAATCATAATTTATATGTAATATATGAGTCAAAGAAGATTAAAACGAATTATAAGTGAAATTAAAGAACTTGAAGATTCATCAAATGTTTTGAAAGAAAATGGAATTTATTTTCATTATGATGAAGATAATATAAATAAAGTACATGCCATGTTAATTGGGCAGAAAGATACACCATATGAAAATGGATTTTATTTTTTTACATTTACGTATCCTGAAAAATATCCTATGCAACCACCAAGTGCAACATATTATACACAAGGATCAATTAAAACAGCTGGAAATAATAAATCAATGTCAAATATTCGGTTTAATCCAAATTTATATACTTGTGGGAAAGTTTGTTTATCAATGTTAAATACTTGGAGTGGTCCTGGTTGGGTACCAACAAATACAATTTCCAATGTATTAATTGCTATTCAAGCTCTTGTTTTAACAAAATATCCATTAAAGAATGAACCCGGATTTGAAAATTCAGAAGTGGCTATTTTAAAAAAATATGATGATGTTATTGAATATTCTAATATTAAAATTTCTGTATTAGATATGTTAGATAGTAAAATTGAACATCAAGGATATTTTAAAACAGTGATGAATGATTATTTTTTAAAGAATATTGAATATTATAAATCTTATTTAGATAAAAAAATAATAGAATTTAAAGATGAGAAATCATTAGATTCAGGAACTTATGGAATGAAAATTATGATTGATTATCAGTGGTTAAAATTTTTAATTGATGAAAAGGAAAAAGATTTAAAAAAAGAAACTGAAATAGTTTAGTTTTTAATTTAAATAATTCTTTTAAAAAAAAATATGCTAAAATATTATATTATGTTAGATAAAATAATATTACTTTTCTTATTATTATCTTTAGTATTTTATATTTTTGATAAATATGTTTTTAAACATGTTGAACACATGAGTATAAATGATGGAGTTTTAAATAAAGTATTAATAAAAAATAATATAATCATTGATAAACAAAATCGCATTTTAAAAAAATGTGTAAATGATAAATGTTATTCAAAAAAGTATCAAACAAATCATTTTAATTCAAGAAAATCTCATTTCTTAGCTAAAAATAAACCTAAAAGTAATACAATATTTAAAGAAAATAATATACCTGTTCCAAAACATTATATTATTAATACCAAAAATAAATTTTATTACTTAAATGATTTTAAACCAGTTTATCCATGTGTTTTAAAACCAGTTGATGGAATGCAAGGTCGGGATGTTAATACTTTTATTAAAACAAAAGAACATTATAATAAAATTTTAATTGACTTATTCAAAAAATATGATAGTATAATGTACGAAGAACAAGTTTATGGTAATAATTATAGAATATTTGTTTTTAATGATAGAGTAATGGATGTTATTGAAAGACAACAGCCTTTTATTATTGGAGATGGAAGTAAGAGTGTTGGACAATTAATTGATGAGAAAAATAAAGTACAAATAAAGAAGAAATTATTCGCAACCAAAAATATTAGTTGGGATTATATTTTAGAAGAAGGTTATACTAAAGATTCTATATTAGAAAATGGAACAAAATTATTTATTACTAATACTATTAATTTTCATAATGGAGCAAATCCAATAAGAATAAATTTAGATAGTATTCCTGAAATTAATAAACAAATGTTTATTAAAGCTCACCAATTAATTGGCTTAGAATGTTCTGGAATAGATTATATGTCGGATGATATAACAGTTCCATATTATCAAAATAATGGGCATATTATTGAAATAAATGATATGGTTGATACACAAATTCATTATGACGCTGATAATAGAAAAGATCCTCATTTTTTATTTGAAAATATTGCAAAAACATTTATCTAGATCTGGATTGTTGAATTCCATATGTATATGCATCTAAAAGATATTTTCTATTTTTATTGCTAATTGAACTTTTACTTAAAATATTTGCTTGTTTTTTTAATTCATTTAATGCAGAACGTTTATTTTTAGTGAAGAATGAATATGAGTCTGCTAATTTTTTTAATTTAGTAATTTTATCTTTATAATTATATTGTTTAATATGTTGTTTATCTAATAAATATTCGTCATATGTTGTATATATTGTTTTATCTGGGCGCCTAATTGTATTGGGACTAATTTGTGCTTTTTTTGAAGGTGTAATAGGAGGTGTAATTGGAGCTTTACTTATAAATTGTTTAGGAGGTGTAGTTGGTGGTGTAATTGGTATTTTATTTTGTTTGTAAGGTGAATAGAGAGATATATTTGAAGAAGTAACTGGTTTAGAACGTGAAACTTGACGTATATTTAGAGTAACTTGTTTAGAAGGTGAAAGGTGACTTATATTTGAAGGAACTAACGATCTATTTAAAACTTGTTTAGAAGGTGAAAGTTGACTTATATTTAAAGAAATTGGAGATCTATTTAAAACTGTTTTAGAAGGTAAAAGTTGACTTATATTTAAAGAAATTGGAGATCTATTTAAAACTGTTTTAGAAGGTGAAAGTTGACTTATATTTAAAGAAACAGGAGATCTACTTAAAACTTTTTTAGAAGGTGAAAGTTGACTTATATTTGAAGAAACTGGAGATCTACTTAAAACTTTTTTAGAAGGTGAAAGTTGACTTATATTTGAAGAAACTGGAGATCTACTTAAAACTTGTTTAGAAGGTGAAAGTTGACTTATATTTGAAGAAACTGGAGATCTACTTAAAACTTGTTTAGAAGG